TCAGTAAATACCCTAAAGTAATGGAAAAATACAGACAATCAAACTAAGGAGAACAAAATGAAAGATACAGTAAAAACTTTAATGATAGTCGCAGGTGTCGGCTTTACACTTATCGCTATCACTTGGATAGGTATAATCGCAACGTTGCTTATTACATGGCTTGGAGGTAACATCTAATGAACTTAAAAGAAAATCGGCACTATGCCAACGAATACGGTGTGGAACTTAACGAATACTTGAAACATAATTTTAACTACAAAGAGCTTGTTGGCTGGTATACAATGCAGGTATTGAAGTATCTAGTGAGAGCTGGCAAGAAAGATGGTGAAAGCTACGACAAGGACTATAAAAAAGCCTTAGACTATGCCAAAGAACTTGCTAACTTAAGTAACGAGAATGAGCTTACAGAGTACACTACTGACGATATTATGGGCTTTATACAAGAACTAGCTGATGATTTTGAACGCTGGGAAGGAATAAAATAATCAAAAATAGTTAATGTTTGACAGTGTGAACTTTTTTTGATATTATAGTCTTATAGAAAAGGAGGTTAAATAACGGAAATGCAAAAAGCTATAAAGGTAGTAGCTTATAACCCTATGACGGAAGAAGAACTACACTTTAGTTGTAAGGCTCAATGTGCTAAGTATTTCGGACTTAAAGCTAATACAGTCATCAGGTGGCTTGACAACGGTATGCCTGTAATTGAACTGCTGACAGACCTAGATAGAAATCAAGTGGAAATTGAAAAACAAAGTAAGCTAAAAGGCTTTGAATTATTTACGATAAATGAATGGAATGTTTTTGATAATTAATTACGAAGACATGAAAATAGAAAGTTTTGGTGAAAAAATAAATGAAATTATTTAACAGAAAACCTAAGGACAAAATTAAAGTAGCAACAGCATTTACATTAAAAGGATTAACAAAACAAGTAATTCAATTAGAACAAAAAGGGTTTATTAAACAAGGAGAAATCCAAAGTGCTATGTTTGACGGAACGATTATGGCTTATAAGCAAGCAATGATCAAGAAAGCTAGTGAATAATATGTGTAAAAAACGCAAATACACAAAAATGGGCGCTTTGTATTCAATAGTGAATGCCCAGCATGCTAAGAAGAACAAGAAAAATAAAGATGATAAGATACCAGTTAGAGCTTATTACTGCAAATGGTGTAACTTGTATCACTTATCAAGCCAGCAAAGACTAAACATCAAGACAGGAGTAATTGGATAATGAAAGATGAATTTACATACTACACAGTATCTTGGATATTGGAAAAAGAAATTAAATCACGTAAGTTTTATGATAAGAAAGAGGCTTTAAAATGGTATGAATCATTGCCAGAAGAACAAAGATATGAAGTTAAAAAACATACAGAAATAATTGAGGTTATAGCATAATGACAAATGAAGAAGTATATGAAAGAATTACTAGCGTACTTAAAAAACAAGGTATCGCAATAAATCAATTTGAGTTAAAAGTTAAAGCTGAAACAGGTAAATACCCTAACCTAAGAATAACTAAATCACGCTTGAGCCTACCGAATACCGTAGCATTCCCTTATCTCACTATGTTTTTTAATGATGATGAAATGCACGAGCTTACACTTAAAAAGATGAATAATTCAGGAACAGACGGAGAAGCCATGGACTTACTAGATGAGTTATTATATAGCTTAAAGCCAAGCAAAGAATATCTATATAAGCAACGATTGAAGCGTAGAATGCAAAGGGAGGCAATGAGATGATATTACACAATTATACAAGTAAAATAAATAGGTCAAAATATCCACAGCAAACAGCACGAAAGATTGCCAACGACTTGAACAATAAAGACTATTTAAATATTTATCTAGTCAGCTTTGAACTTGGTTCTAAACGGGTCATTATTGAAAAATTTGAAATTAGAGGAATGAATAGATGAAGATATATAAAGAAAAATATATGGTCTCTAAAAATGGCGATATATACAAAATAACTAAAAATGGTTTAAAAATAAAAAGTAAATCAAATAGTAGGGGATATGAAGCTACGTCTATTAACTGTAAGCCTGAATATGTTCATTTAATTGTTGCAAAATGCTTTCTCGGAGAACCAAACGGAAGAGTCGTAGACCATTTAAATATGGATAAAAAAGATAATAGATTAGAAAACTTGGAGTATGTTACACAGAAAGAGAATGTAAGAAGAGCTATAGAAAAAATAGGTAATATCGGATCTAAGTCTAGAGAAATTAAAGTGATATATGAAGGGCGCGTTTTCGATAGTTATACCAAACTAGCTCTACATTTAGGTGTAAGCGAAGCATGCGTAAGACGAGCCGTGAAAAAAGGTTATAAACTAAAAGGTAAGGAAGTAGCAAAATGGTAAAACATTTTTTTGTAGAAGAAGATGACAACGGTAAAGAGATTAAGCGAAAACTAACAACTTTTGCTAATGATGATTTGACACAGCTTTCAGATGATGAACTAGAAACATTATATTATGAGTCATCAGCTCAATTTTTAGCTAAAGCAATGCACTTTATGAAGATTGAGAACGAACTATTTTCAAGAAAGAATGTAACTGTAAGTGATGAAATTCTAATAAATGCTGGCAATAATATTATTGAAGCTGTTAATCAGGTAAGCAATTGAAGCACAAAAAGGAGAGTAATTATTTTTATTTTAACAGATGACACAACTAGAAGTATAGCGCTGATTCAAAAAGCTCATAAAAGGGCGGATAAGGGCTTTAATGATATTGTGGCACAATTATATGAACAAGAGTTTAAAACGCAAGAGAAAGCAAAATATGAGCATATAAGGCAATCTAAGGAGAAAGCACTTGAAGAACAACGTTCCGAAGCTGACAGAATCGAAAGAGAACAAGAAGTTGTGCCAAATACAGCAACTAATGGCAACATTGGAACGGATTGGTCTAGCGTAAGTCCTGAAATAGCAGCGAATTACATAGCGAGTAAGACAGGAGTAGGAGCTAGTAAATGGCTTGATGTTATTTACAAGGAATCTAGCGGTAACCCTTATGTTGAAAACCCTATTGGGTGCTGGGGACTATTACAGATTAACCAAAGCGTACATGGTCAAGTATCACAACTTAGCCCTCAAGAATATCTAGATAAAGCTGTAAGCATATATCAAGGTTCAGGCGGAACTGCATGGGCCACTTGGTAAAATAGTAAATTAAAAAATAGAAAGTAGGATATCTTCAATTACAAAAGAAAAAACAGCTATAAAGCTGTCTTTTTTTTATTAATCTACTTTTCCATACTCTGCTTCAAATTCTGCTTGATACATAACTGTTTCTGGTAACTTGATTGCTCCAAACTTACCTTGGAAACCGCCAAGCATACGAGTTGTTTTAATATGTCGTGCTGATACTCCATTGCATACATACCAATTTTTAGTGTCTTTACAATTAATTAGAAACATTTCAATTTCTCCGCTTTCTGTTGTGTTGTTGTTATTGCCTCCAGTTTGTCCTGTAAGGCGTTTATTTAGTTCTGCGATAAAGTATGAGCGACAGCTTTCTACCGTGCCACCGTGTGCCTCTACGGAGCGTCTAGGGCATGAAGTAGATGATAATTCTTGATGTAGCTTCACAGTATCATGATTAGGAGTTAGTCCCCATTGTTTCATGTACTTAGCAACGTCATCTAGTACCGCTTGCTCATTTCTTAAGAACTGGGTTAAATCTCCCTCTGACTGGCATACCTCCCAACTTGCATAATTTGCATTACCGTATGAGTTAGCACAATGCCATGCCATGTTAGAGAAGTCAGAAGCCTGCAATCTTCCGTCATTTCCAATATAAACATGAGCAAAGCCATTTTCAGGATTATGATTAGGTAACCAGTTATTGTAGAAGCCAGCGTTAGCACCGTTTGAACCAGCGTCATTGTGAATTACAACCCCAGTAGGATTATACCCACGTACACCAGCATTAGTTATATTCATTCTTTTTTATCCTCCGTTTGTTCTTCTTCAACTTCGGGAATACTTACGCCATTCTTTTTAATAAGTTTAATCAAACCGTCAAACATAGGACTGATTTTTGCGATTAAATAAATAAACTGTCCTACAAAGTATAACAAAGCTACGTTAATCACTGTTTTAGCGATATCAGAAGTTGAGGGTGTTTGTGTAAAGTAGAAGACTGCATATAAAATCCACAGGGAAAATATTACCGTCAAATCAATCGCAAGTCTACGTTTGAAAGGTGGGTTCATCGCTTCTCCATCTTTTACCCACGTAGCGAAAAGAATCGCCAAAATCAAGATAGTTATTAAAATCATTCTAGTTACCATTTTATTTTGCTTTCTATTTTGTTATTTTATAAAGTAACTTGCGTTACCACGTGGTGTCACAGCGTCATAACCAACGTATGGACCCCACCAAGTAATACTACCATCTGGGTTTATGTCAACATGGAAACTGTTACCTGACCCAGCAAGATGACCAACAAGACTTTGAATAGAAGAAGGGCGGTACGGAAAATCTACCCATGTTCCCCCCATAATTTTGCCACTTGCTGTAAGTGTTACCTCTCCGGAGAATTGGACAATTACTAAATCATTGTTCTTTTTAGTAAAATGCAATATCAAACCATTTGTAGTCTGAACCGTCCACTTTTGAGTTGGAACATTGAGTGAGCCTTTAAGTGATATATCGTTTGCAGAAATATTGTTGCTATTGACACTATCAAAAATACTAGTCTGAGCAATTGGTTCAATGCTTGTTACACCAGTTCCTGAAGTCGTAACAATGTCAAAACAAACTTTCAAAACACCAGAACCGTTGTTAATATCAACATGATTACTATTATTTGCTGTTTCGGCTGACAAACTAACAGGATTATCGGTTTTAGTTAAGTCAATATTTGCATGAATGTAATTAACTGAATTTCCTTTTAAGGCAACAGTTTCATTCAATAGTTCAAAATACCTCCCACCTGCAATGATTGATGTGTTTACATATTGAATGTTAAGAGCTGTATTTATTGGGTTTAACCAGTCTTTGCGTCTGATTGTTCCATAGTCCATTCCAGTCAACATCATATATAACTTTGCGTCATTATTAGAACCGACTGGAAACTCTGTACCGTTTGGACTAAAGAATGTAAAGTTTTTAATTGTCATTTTTAACCTTTCTTGAAATTATCTTCGCTTTATCTAAAACTGGGTTATCAGTAATTGATAGCTCTAATAATCTAAATTTTCTACCACCATACGGATAGCCCCCAATTGATACAAATTGACCGACCTCGTACAATAGCGTAGTTTCGATTCTAAGCGTGTTTTTGCTATTGTAGTACACTTTACCTGACAAAAGTTCTAAGTGGTCTTTACGAAGCTCTCTGTACCCTGTGAAGCTATCTATTCTATATTTGTCGCCATAAGTAGCTACATACTCATATAACATTTGGCTTGTCTCCACTTTCTACAAAAATAAGTCTATCATTGAACTCGGTTTTAACTCTGTCTGCTATATATCCTGAATATAGTTTACCCTCGTACCAAATATCAACTAAGTCATTAACATACAAAGGCAAGAGCTCATTTTGATTAAAGATTAATCTTGTGACGATCGTGGAGGGAGAAATTTCAGCCTTAATAGTTGACATATCAGGAGGATTTCCGTGGTCATCTCTATCATAAAATAATGTTTTAACTGTCCTTACATCTGGCAAGTCTGTTCCGTCTCCATGATAAGTGCTATAATCAATGACATCGCCGTTATTTTTGGCTGTATACATTTTAGGAGGGTCTGCGTAGTCATCTGCATTTGAACTTTTAACGAACACGACTGCAAAATTATAAGCTGAACGTTCTACTATTGTTTCCGTGTCCATTGCTACACTTTGTTTAATATCTACCCTTGTCGTTATTCTGTTTCTATTCCAACTCCTAGAAGCGAAGTTAATGAATAATAAGTTTCTAGGGTCTATTTCAGAAGAAGCATGTTGAATAGTTGTTGTCGGTTGAAATTGAACCTTAGAAAATATCCTTTTAGCTACGTCATGAGCTGATGAAGTTTCCGCTTTTCGGTTAATTGTAGCCTTTCCGGCGAAAATACTTGAATTAAAGAAATAACCATAACTCATTAAATTATTTTTATTAGGGTCAATTAGATAATCAATGATAGCGGAGTTTGTCGTTTTAGTTATTGCATTCGGAACATCAAGACTTTCAATCATTGCCCAAAAATAGTTCTTTAATGTAGCTTTGTTGCTTTCATCTACACTTGTTACAAGATAAACCATATCTAAGTTCAGCTTTTTCTTTTGACCTAGAGCTTCCTCGATTGGAACAACTTCAGGAAAAAGAATTTGAACAATATCGCCAACTTCTACCGAAACGGTCAATGTAGCTGACGAAGTGTAAAGATAACCTGTTTCCCACAGTTCATAGTTAATTACTTGACACCTTGCTTTAGGTATTGGTAGCCCTCTTTTGTCTTTTTTACCGTTAGGAAGAGTAAAATCAGATATATTATAATAATTAGGGTTAAAGTTATCATAAACATTAGCTTCTAACATTAAACGAAGTCCGCCTTTCTCTTGATTTTAAACTCTGCCTTAGTAAGGTTGATTAACTCCATTTGACCGTGTTCGATTATACGTGTTCTGTATCGCTCAAAGTCCATTACAGGGAATAAATTTAATGAAGTCGTTCCGTTCCAACCTTGGTAAATTTCATCATTTACATCTGTATTGATTAAAATGTAATCCTGGGCCTGTTCCGTCTTAAATACAATTGCAGTATATTCATTTCCAATATCATCTAAAAACCTAACTCCAGTAGGTGTTTTAGGAAGTTTTGGATATAATATCCCCTTAAAACTAAATATTTCGTCTTTTATATCCCAACGACTTAAACGGTCTATATCTGTTTCTCCATAATAAGTGTAAGAAACTCCTTTGACATATTTATAGCTTCCTGGTGCTGTTCCACCATAAATTTTAGACTTACCAGCAATAACTTTACCATTTTGTATTTTGTCAAAAGTTAAATTTTCGTAAGTATACCACTTTGTGATTACATCAAAAGTTATCTTTTCGCTGAAAGTTCCATTTTTACCGTAACCCTCTGTCTTTGTGACATCTGCTAAAGCTAAGTCAGCATATACCTGAAAAATTTCCGTTTGATATTCAAGTGTAACGAATTTTTTGCTAAGGATATCATTTACGAAGTCTTTCATTAATTGATAGTTTTCTGATAAACTTTCGCCAAATGTTTCTAGCTTAAACTCTATTTGTGGTTGAGTAATTGAACGTGTCCCCATTACTCCAATACCATTACTTTGCCAAATATTATTAGTTGATTGTAACCCTAAATTAGAGGGCTGGTAAAATCTAACCTTTCCACTTGTAACGTCCCAAACTTTGTCATCTGTTCCGTCTAAGTTGGTATGTATTTTATACTGTCTTACCATTAAGCCCTCCCTAGGTCAAATTCTCGTCTGATTGCACGTGCTAAGTTAGAAACATCTTGACCAGCACCGCCTTGTACGTTAAATGTGTTATATGTTCTGTTGTCGCTTGATACGCTGTTCGTACTCAAACCGTAACCGCTAGAAGATAAGTTGATATCTGTTAAGCCTACTACCATTGAACCTTTGAACAGTTTGCCGACAGTCTTAGAAACTCCATTAATTACGCCACTGATTTTATCTATAGTTCCTGAAATACCTCCTAGAACATTATCAACTAAATCTTTAACTCCTCCAAATGCCTTAGCAAAGAAGTCTTTAACTCCTCCAAATACACTTTTAATTGAATCCCATGCTCCTTTAGCAATATCACCTAAAGCTCCAAGTGCATTACTTACTGTTTTCTTAGCTGAATCGAATATACCACCAAACCATGAACCAACTGAAGTAAAAACGTCTTTTATTGCGTTCCAAGCGTTACTAGCAAAACCGCCTAAAGCACTAAATACTCCACTAACAACGCTACGAACAGAGTTAAATATTCCACTAAAGAAGCCTGAAACTACACTCCATATTGATGAAATTACTCCCCAAGCACTAGAAGCGAAGCTACCGATGGCACTAAATACACTAGATACAACTCCTTTTACAGCGTTAAATATTCCACCAAAGAAGCCAGATACTGCACTCCATACACCAACCAGTACATTCCAAGCTGAACCAGCAAAGCTACCAATAGCACTAAATACCGTTGAAACTACTGAACTAACAGCGTTAAATATTCCACCAAAGAAACCTGATATACCTTGCCATGCGTTAAGAACTAATTTATAAGCACCACGAATTACAGCCAAGATAAGTTGAAAAGCTAAGTTGATTATCGAACCAATTAAACCAAATATAGATTTATAAAAACTAATTAAAGGCTGAAAAGTTTTAACGAACCAGTTATAAGCACCTGTCACTAAAGAACTGATAGTTGTAAACACAGTTGTAATGATATTTACTATACCGTCCCATAGCCCTGTGAAGAACCCTGTAACTCCTGCCCATGCTGTTTGAATTCCAGTAACAACAGTCGTCCATAAGGTAGTAAAGAATGTTGTTATTCCGTTCCAAATGTTTTGAATGCCTTGTACAATTCCGCTGAACCAATCAACTAAGCCTTGCCAAATGCCTTTAGCTCCGTCAACTGCTCCATTCCATATATCAGCAAACCATTGACCAATACCGCTAAAGAATGAAACTATACCGTCCCATGCACTCTTCAAGAAGTCCACGAAACTAGCCCAAGCCTTTTTACCTGTTTCGGTTTGAGTGAAGAAATAAACTAAACCGGCAACAATGGCTGCGATCGCTATACCAAGAGCCACGAATGGGTTTATAGCCATTACAGCATTGAAAGCGCCTTGTATAGCTGTTCCAATTTTAACTATGTTATTATAAAGTTCCATCGCCTTAACAATTCCATTAATGACTTTTAAAGCTACGAATGCACTAGCAAGAACCACTAAAGTTCCTTTTAAAGTATCCATTGCACTTTTACTTTCACTAATTTTTTTAAGAAAATCAGCTATTCTTTCAGTAACTTCTGAAAATTTACCAGCAAATATAGCTATGCTCTTTGCTACGTTGTCTATACTTGTTGCGTTTTTCGCTGTTTCTGTATTTATTCCAAGAAATGAATTTATGACGTTCCCTATAATAGAAACTATGGAATCGAATGCACTTTTTATGTTATCCCAAGCCTCTAAAAACGCTAAAGTGGCTGCATTTTCTTGAAGTTTTTGAAATAAGTCTTGAAAATACTTAATCACACTTGATATAGTTTTACCAGCACCTTCGCCCCAACCGCTCATTTTATCAATTAAACCACTAATAACAGGAGTTAAAGCGTCAAGCGTAGGAAGTAAAGCAAGCGATAATGTTTCGTTAAAACTATCCCATGCGTCGCTTATGGTCGTCACTCCCCCACCACCTGCTTTACCAAGTTTTTGCATAGCTTCGTCTAACATTCCAACAGATATTGCACCAGCTTCACTAGCGGAAGCAAATGATCCGTACTGTTTCAAAGCTGGGTTCATTTCCATAACGGTTGATTTAAGAGCTGAACCAAGAGCTGTGTTATTGTCTGTTAGCTGATTAATATTTTCAGCAGTAACTTTACCACTTGCTGACATCTGACCATAAGCCTGAACGACACCTTTTAATTGTTCACCAGTACCACCAAATGCTTGGTTAGCTTTTACTAATGCTTCTGTTTTACTAACAGCTGACTTAGCGGTATCGCCTAAACCAATGAACGTTGTTGAAAGTTTTAAAGTATCTTCGGTATTTGCATTTGTTTCTTTAGCAAGATTCTGCATAGATTTGCTTACATAATCAAACTCTTGCCCATTGCCTTTGAACTTCATTGTATTTTGCAATGAAATCATGGCTTTTTGAGTATCCATTGCGTCAGATACCCAACCTTTTAAGCCATTGCCGACAGCACTAACAGCACTTGCACCGATTTGCCTGAATGCACCAACCGCAATTTCCCTAAGACTGCTAAAGCGTGACTTCATACCGTCAATTCCGCTATTAACGCCTTTAGTGTCAATTTTAGCGTCAATGTCCCAAGAGCCTGAACTAATAGCTCCCTCGACTTGCTTTATTTCACCCTCTAGCCTGTTAGCTTGTGTTTCTGCTGTGCCTAGGTCTCTGGTAAGTTGTAGCCATTTCTTTTGGCCTTCTGGGGAACTTTTGTCTACACTAGAAAGTTCTTGTTTTAATTTTGTTGCTTTGTCACGTGATAAGCCCAACTGCGTTTGTAAGTTCTTTTGCAATTGCGCCATTTTATCGGTATTTGTTGGGTCAAGTTTTAGAGCGTCTCGTAAGTTTTTAGCTTCTCCTCTAAGTCCTGACATTGCGGTATTAACGCCTTTAAGTGAGTTCTCGAACTTCGTGGTATTGCCGTATATCTCGACCTCAAACGTTGCATTACTTGCCATTACATACCCTTTCTTTTACGCCTTTTCTCTTTTTCTTTTTCCTCTTTCTTCTTCTCTGCAATAAGTTCAATTATTTTATAAACTAGTTCCAATTCCATTTCCATGAACTGCGTTATATCAATTTCATTATTGCCTAAAATAGTCAAAAGTTCTAAAGTTTTGTTTACCTTTACAGTATCTTTCTTTTTCTT